TGTGCGAGCTTTTACGTTCCTATCGGCCTGTAAACGCGCTTTTCTCAACTCATGGTATATAGACACCAGATCATCTTTTCCGCATCGTTTAGCTAGCTTCTCGAACGTCTCTCGGCGTTTTTCAAGGGTAACACTCTTGTAGGAATCTTTTTCAATTTCAAGTTTTTTTTTATAGTACCTTGGCACACCATGAACAACACCTTGATAGGGAATCTTTAGTTCCTCCTTAATTCTATCTTTGTTGTCAATAGCAAATTTCTTGCCGATACCCTGGGACTGCAACTGGAATGGAGGTTGTCTATCAGCAAGCCATTCTTTGAATTCCTTACCATACTTTTTCTGTATATACTTTGCTACATAACGACAAGACTCATAAGTAACAGAACCAGTGTAAATAAAACCAGCATCCCAAGAACGCTCAATAGCGTCTTTATCTGCTCCGAATCCAGAAACACCAAAAATAATAAGATGATAATGAGGCCTATCATTTTTCTCCCCATATTCTCCACAAGCATAGTATTTGATTTTTCTCGGATATAATTCCTTACGCAAACGCTTAAGAAACAACTGCAAATCCCTTTTTGAAATCTGATAAGGAGCTTCTCTGAAAGTCAAAGTTACAAAAACAGAATACTCGTGATATTCTAGCTCATTCATCATACGAAGCGCCCATTCTCTTTGACGAGAAATTATACAAGAAGCACACTTACCGCAGGGGACCTCTATTATATCTCCATTGTCCATTTTCAATAAAAAAGGACTTGTACACTGCATGTTCAACTCCAAAAGAAAGGGGCCCATTACAGGCCCCTAACAAGTTAAAGACGAATTCCACCTCGGCTAGAGCCATAGGAACGGATACGACGAGCACGACGACGGAAACGCTTTAAAGCGGGGCGGCGTCGACCACGAGAACGACGAAAAGCCATAATTTACCTCCTTTTGATAATCTTACTCATTAACGCGAAAACATGTTTCGTGAACCAGCTTGATATGCTTGCCGATCAGCATATTCTTTTTGGTATTTTTGATGAACCTTCCTGGCTTCTTCTGCTCGTTTCCTTGCATTTCTTTCCGCAACAACTTTTTGTACGGCTTCAAGACCCGGCACGTTTATTGAACCTGTACTTTCTGTCTGAAACATGTCTACTGCCTGATCAAAGACAGCCCTGGCATCACGATACATGCCACCAAGCCCTGATGTCTTTGTTGGCAAACCATCATTTTTTATGATACCAAGATCATGTCGCCTAAAAGCATTTTCAAGATCAACTGCCTCCATTTGCTTTTTAATAAGCGCATTTTGCGCTTTTGTATAAGCAATATTGGCTTGACCTTGCATCAATGCCATTGCCGCACCAGCCTTATCAAGTGCCTGACCAATAGACCAATTCTTCTGATACTGCGGAGCAGTTACCTGAATAGGTCCTGACGCTTGCGCTCCTTGACCAGCTGCCAAAACAGGCGACAAACCAGCAGATCGTAAGTCGGCAACTCTACGTTGAACGGCATTATCTTCTCTTTGCCATGCAGTTTTTTGCGTTTCTTTTTGATACGCAAGTACTTTTTTCTGCATTTCATAATTATCATCAGAAGCAGATTTACCGACAAAAGTATCAATCAAACCACCAACTATAGAACCACCAAGAAGCCCGACCGCTAGATCATCAATTCCAAACATTTACTACCTCCTAATGGTCAATGAAGCCCGGTTCTGCAATTACAGGCAACGGCCGGAAAGCCTTAATGACGTTTCCAAAGTTGCAAAGAAATGCAGGTTCATTTTGTACAGCAAGAAATCTCTTTGTAGGATTACAGCGAACAAAAATATCATTCAACAAAGGAGCATTAGAAAACTCTCTTCCCAAATGCCAATAGTTGAAAGTATCTCTGAAATCTCCTGTAATAAGATTTTGTTTTACTCTCATTTCATCGTACCGGCCCTGGAATCCGAAAACTGATCGTGCTGTTGCTTCAGGCGTACCAGGAATATTGTAAATCTCCGCAGTCATAATAGCCTGTTCTGAAAGATTCGCAAACTCGGGAAAATAGAAATCATATCGAGTCTCACGCAACCATTGACGGTTCATTCCTTGCATATATGCAGGTTTTGGCATAACCGACATCAGCCCCATAATAATCCCATATTCTTTTACATGATATTTTCCCACATATCCCTGCTGAACATTTATACCGTGTCCCGCCATGTTACCCTGCGGAGAAGTAGTGTCAGATGATGAAGTCTGGAGAACCTCGGAAACAATTACCGGGTTTTTGGTACCACCGATATATTCCGGCCGCTGTAAACGTTCATCACGTGGATATACACCAAAATGAGCCTGTAAAAACTCTGTGTATCGAACACCTGCGCGAGCGTTGCGTTCCATCCATTTCTGAATCTGAAAAGCTAAGCGCAAATCATTAACATCAAAAGTAGTAGCAGCAGACAAATCGACAGTATTTTGATTGAGAATATTTTCCGCTTTAGTGTTCCAAGCAGATAGTGAAGTACCATGATTAGCCGCAAATAACGCAGCAGCTCCACTTGAAGTTAAATGGATGTCTGAATTAGATTCCAGATTATCAGTATTTACAATAAAACTTGAATGATCTACCGATGAAAAATCAAAATCAGCATAAGTAGTACCACTCACAGGAAGAGCGGGCGCCATACCACGCTGCTGGAAGGGTAGAGCACTTGTGAAGTAATCCTTTTCCCAGTTTCTGAAAGCAGGTAAATAAGCACCTGAATTGCGCTCATTCTGCAAATTCTGATCCCGGTAGTATTCATTCCAGATCATATTATATGCCCGCCACGGATAAGAAATAGGAAGCAACGCTATGTCTGCCGTCGTTTGTGTTGAACCGTCACCAATAGGAAACCCGAAATAGTCCCAAAGAGACCCTTTACCAATTGCATCTGCATTTACATTTTGAAATCTTGGAAGCTCGTAGGCATTATCACCATCAACTCCACCGGTAATAAAATCTTCCCAGTTTTCGTCCAAAATACGATATGGAACAAAAAAGTAGTGAGTTACACAATCTATTCGATGAAGTATCGGAGCAAGTAACGGATTAAAACGCAGAACTACTTCATTTCCTATCTGCCAATAATCCCCGGGTACAACCTCATCACACAATACCGGATAAAGCTTTCCCAAATCTCCCGTAAGCAATTTGGAATACGAAAGATCAAACATCGAACGCCGAGGAGAAACCTGCCCTGTTCTTTTAAACACCCTGTTCATTTCTTAACATCTCCTTTTAGTTTTCCAAATATATCCCGAAGGAACCGAAACACATAGATCAAACCAAGGGTAACAACCCGTTTCTGCCATTCAGTCATCGTCAACTCCTTTTAGTCGTTATTTTTGACACCGCTGGTGTCAACTGGCCATATTAACATCAAGTAGAGTAATATGGCCAGTTATTCTACCGCGCCGGCATCCGCCGGCTTGCTTGCATCGCCCGCATCCGCGGACGATGCTTTACTTTTGGATCCTGCTTTACTTCCGGATTCTTTTTGGCTTACCTTTTCAGCTTTTGCATTGGCCTCTGCTATTCTTCTCGCTTCGCTAATATTCGCTTCGGCCTGCATCAAAAGCTGGGAAGCATCAGCCATATCAAATCCGGGTGATCTCGTAGGATCAGTGAAGTCTTCGTCAACTTCACCTTCAAAGTCATAGCGTCCTTGTCTGGACGCTTGTAAGTTTTTTCCAGACTGAATAAAAGATTCAATCTGCTGTTTCGCAGGAATGTATGAACCTATCTCGACAACAAGTTCACCATCGTTCTTTTCAGGATCCGAAGGCGGCGGATTCTGAAAATCAAAAATCTTACGCATCTTCTTTTTCCTCCTTTTCATCTTTGAACCGCTTCACATCCAAACCATTGGCAACAAACAAAGGCGAAAATGAACCAAATCCAGTATCACCATTCACCGTACTAATTGAACCAGAATCATCATCAAACTCTGCCAAACAATACAGATCATACTCACCAACATAATCAACTTGTTTAAGTAAACCTGTAAACTGACGAACAGCTACTCCATCATTTACCGCGGTGAAAACCGGACCGAACTTTTCAGCAACCTGATCTTTGATACTGTACAACCTCATATTGTACCTCCTGTATTTGATACTATAAGTATATCACAAATATACCTACTTTGCACAATAAAGTAGGGTAAAATTATAGCCAATTTTAGTTGATAATTTTACCCTTTACCTTAAATTAACCTTAAAGTTTATCTTTCTTCATACCTGTGCGAGCTTTTACGTTCCTATCGGCCTGTAAACGCGCTTTTCTCAACTCATGGTATATAGATACCAGATCATCTTTTCCGCATCGTTTAGCTAGCTTCTCGAACGTCTCACGGCGTTTTTCAAGGGTAACACTCTTGTAGGATTCTTTTTCAATCTCAAGTTTTTTTTTATAGTACCTGGGAACACCATGAACTACTCCTTGATAAGGAATCTTCAATTCCTCCTTAATTCGATCTTTATTATCAATAGCAAACTGCTTACCAAGACCCTGTGACTGTAACTGAAAGGGAGGTTGCCTATCAGCCAACCACTCTTT